TTGCGTATTCTACTTTTGCTAGGAGATGCAAAGATGACGTTATGTAAGGCCTTAATGTTAATTCCTGTAGAAAAAGTACCATAAGACGCAACAATGATTGCATTTGATTCTTTCTCCGTTATGGATCTAACCTGTTCTCGCTCTTCTCCGTCCACTCCACCGTGTACATAAAATACTTTCCTACCATTCTCTACGCTATTATTTATTAAGTTGTATAATGGTTCGCCATGAGCTTCAACTCTACTGTATAGGACTAGGGTGTTACCTTTTAGAGTCAAAGTGAGGTTCTTGATGAACTCATTTCTCCTTTCATGTTCTATGATATAGTTCATTTCTTCTCTATATTCATCAAACGGGCGTGGTTCGTGTTTCAGTAGTATAATCCGTATAGATAACTTTGCCAGTTGTCCTTTGGCCTGTAGTTCTGATGTCTTTGTAACTTTGTAAGACGGCCCAAATAGTCCTTCTAGAACCCATTTATGGGTCTGTGTGCCACTCAATGTACCAGTAAAACCATATCTATATTTTGTATCTCTCATCTTTGACATGATATTGATAAGAGACTTGGATTTGAATTGATGTGCCTCATCTCCTACAATTACATCAAACTGAGAGAACCATTGTCTATCCATCTTGTAGATAGATTGCCAAGTTGATATTGTTACACGTTGTTGTGCGTTCTTATTTCTACCAGAATATACTCTATGACAGTATTTTTCTACATCCCAACCATAATCAGTAAAGTCTTTGTACATCTGTTCTACGAGAGATGTAGTTGGAACTACAAGTAATATTCTTCTCTTCCTACCTACATGGTAACGTGTCACAGCATAGATCATCAGTGACTTGCCTGATCCAGTGGGAGATATAATTAGTCTTCTATTGTTTCTAAGTGCATCAAATACACCATCTATCTGGTAATCTCTAGGTTTAAAACTAGAAATTGCAGTCATATAATCCTTTACACCTTCTAGTGATATCTCTTCATTCTCTTCAAAAGGAGTTCCGTATGTATCATTGTCCAAGAATCTCACACCGTAGTTGGCTTTCTTTGCCCATGATACTATCTTATCCAGTAATCCCACATACACTTCACCTGTAGCAGTGGAAAACAATCTTATCTTTCCATCCCAATGTCTATTCCTGTATTGTGGCATGAATTTTGCGCCAGGAACATCAAAAGTAAAGTAATCCGATAGTTCTTGCTGAACGTGAGGTTCTGCATCTACTACAAGATGTACTTCATTCTTTTTAGAGATGGTAAGATCACTCATAATCCATTCGTAAATCTTTGCCATTCAATGGCATTTTTGATTTGATATGTTCTATTCGATATGATCTTAAGAATACTCTCAAGATAATCTAACATGATCTGATAATATTCTATCTTTGCAGTGCATTTGATGAGATCAGCGTCTGCATCAAAGTATTTGTCTAAGTCTGCCTTTAAAACTTTATAGTCAAACGGTTTTTCTGCATACACCTCTGGTGATGCCTTGCCACTATAATATATCCACTTCTCTTTTTTTAGGATCTTAAATTGTGTCTCCTGAGCTTTCTGTAATGTCAGGATATTGGTGTAAATTTTATAATACTTTGCGTGTAAGGCTGGTGTTTTTGTAGATTCTGAGTGTAATAATTCATTATCTATAACCGAATCCTTATCCCAAAGTCCTTGTATGAACTCAAGATTCATTACCTACTAAACTCTCCACATTAAAAATAGTATATTTGAAAGAGGCTGTCGCCATAATATAATTTATATCAGTTGCATTAGCTGAAAATGGCACAGGTGTCAAAGATGCAGGGAACATGTCCTTGAACTTGATTCTTGCAACTGGATTGAAACTACTATTATATACTAACATAGTTCCATCCGATCTGGCACTCTTTACGAGATCTTCTTCATTTGGATTTAACTGAATACTTTCCCCAATAGACTCAGGAAATCCTAATGATCTCATCCACCTCTCTATTGAAAGGTAGTTCTCCAAGTTTTCATCAATAAAAAACTCAATGTCAAAGTCTGCATAGTCTATCTTATCGCCAGGCACAGGGATATCTTTCAAGTAAGATGTCTGAATAGACACTCCTAGATTAATATTTGGTATTGAAACTGACTGCGAAAAGAAATCTACCTTTGGTGCTTTAGTTAAATTGAACTTAAATCCAACTGGCGATAGGAAATTTCTATTCGCAACTTGCCTAGAAAAGACAGAAAATTGATCCGCCATTGACCTTTTACTTTTATTTAGCAGTTTTTATTGAGGTCTTCGGCCATGTTGCCACCTATATTAGCGCCTTGATCACCACCAAACATAGCCACCCAGCCAGCAGCGACCCAACCAACAAAGGGAATAGTACTAAGAGTAGGAGCAGCAGCTGCACCAACTGAAGTACCCACAAGTCTTCCTGTGCCTTCTGCACTTCCGATTGCTTTAACACAGGCCTCACTTTTTCGTGCGGCACTTATTGCATCTGATTGATCTTGTGTTAATCCAGGCCTTCCATCTAACCATGATCTATGATTGGAGACAGGGCCACCTTGATTGATCTGACCATCCATATAGTATTCTTCTACCACCTTAGTAGTATTATTTGCAAGTCCTAAGAATCCACCCTTCTCTTTGATGTCCTTAGTGATGTATGCTGTCTTGGGATCATTGGCAGTATAACTCAACTTATATCCTTCTTCATCTGCTTGAACAACATAAGAGGTATATGGGCCTACTGGCACATTGATATTCGGGATTTTACTCTTCTCTCTGGTTGCGATGTAACCTATCATGCCAATATGTGACACTGCAAAAAGACTACCAACCACACCAAAAGATATCCATTTCCATGTATTCATAATTTTACATTATGCACTGTCTATTATATAGGCATAAAAAAAGAGACCCAAATGGGTCTCTTTGTAAGATTGTAATATTGAATTACATAAGGTTGGAAACCTTAACTCTTCTGTAGTATCTGTTTGAGTTGGATAGAAGTCTTCCAAGACCTTGGTTAGATACGTTACCTTCGGCAAATGGGTTTGCAACGATTCCGTAACGAGTCTTAAAGCCAATTTTTGGTTGGAATGTGTCTTGTCCCACAGCTCTTACCATCTGTAATGGAACGTAAGGGCAGTAGAATAATCCAGCGTCATAAGGATTAGTACCTTTGTAACCTACAACGTAGTACTGATTAGCGTCGTTGTTTGCAGCGAATGGGTCGATGTAAACTTTGTACTTACCAGCAAGTGTACCAGCAAATGTGTTACCAGTATCGTCAACGTTTAAGTTAGCGTTAAGTGCAGGGGTGTAATCAAGGATTCCAGCCATTGTAAGAGCTGAAGCAACGTCGGCAGAGCATAGAACCACGTTGCCCTTTCCGCGACGAGTTCTTTGTGCGATTTGGTTCGCATCTCTTTCGATCTGGAATAGAAGTCCTTTGAACTTCTCAACTGACCAACGACCATTACTGTCGGTGTCTAAGTCGAATGTTCCAGCGGTTGCAGTGTTGATTGTTGCACCTTGTTCTGCGACCTTGTAGATGGTACGGATAACTTCGCGGTTGATCTCTGCAAGAATCTCTGTTGAGAGAATGTTTGCGAGTTCAGACTCAGCGTTTAATCCGTGAATTGCCTTAAGGTCTTGAGCCAATTCTAAACTGTACTCAGCTTTGAGTGCTCTGGACTTCGCAGTCACAGTAACTTTCTCGATGCTGAATGCCATCTCTTGGAAAGCATTAGAAGCAGAATCTCCGAGTGCCTCAGAGTCTCCTGTTACCATACCTTGACCAACAGAGTAGTCAGTTGTTGTTGCAGAACCTACAGGGTTAAGAACGCCTGGGTTAGTTCCGTTTGGAGATGAAGTTGTACCAAAACCAGCAGCAACATCTGTAAATCCAGATGTAAGGTTTTGTGATGAGTTCTGTCCAGAGAACGCTGTATCTGGTTCATCGAATAGAGCCTCAGTTCCACTCTGATTAGTGAATCTGGATCTCATTGCGAAGATCAAACCAGTTGGGCCACTCATTGGTTGTACACCAGCAAGGTCATATGCGACCAAGTTAGGCATTGCACGACGGATCAATGAGATAAGAACTGGGTCGAAACCAGCAACAGGGCCTGCGTCTGCAGCTGAACCACTGAATCCACCTGTTCCAGCGGAGTTAGTTGGAGATGCTTCTGTCAATGACTGGAAAGCATTCTCTTCTCTGAGCATTTGCTCTTGGTTTTCTAGAAGAACAGCAGTAACGTTACGTCTGTGCTGATCCTTGATTGCATCTACTCCTTCATAGTCGAGTAGAGGAGCCCACTTTTCAGTAAGAGCTTGGTAATTGATGTTTTGTTGCATCGTTTTATAAGGGTTGTTAGTTTAAAATTAACGAGTTCCTATTTCATACGTCCAAGTGCATCAAGATACGCAGCCATAGATCCAGTTGCTGGCTCTACATATTCTGCTTCTTCCTTGAGTTCTTGAGGTGCGGACGCTGTGGAAGTTGGTGTGTTCTTAGAACCAAAGTATGATTCTTTAAGTGTTTCGATTTTTCCACGATAGGATTCTTCACTTTCAAACTCAACACTCTCTGCAAGGGTTTGTAATTTCTCTTTCTGAGAAGTTGCAAGTCCTTCAGCAACGTTGTTAAAGATAGTCTGTGCAGTTGACTCACCAAGTCTTTGGTTAAGTGCAACGTTTCTTTCTATCTGCTCATTGAGCTTGGTCTCCATTTCATCAAGTTTGTCCACCATATTTTCTAGGACATCATATTTATCTTCAGGCAAGGTTACATAATGTTCTTCAAAAAGCTTTTTCATGCCTTCCATGAATGATTCTGTCATCTCAGTCTTGATTCCATTCTCGACTGCGAGGGCATTTTCCTTTAACCACTCATCTGCGACATATTCGAGGTATGCGTCAGTTCTCTCTGTGAGTTCAAGTTTAATTTCTTCAACTTGCTCATTGAGGGCTTTCTCGTATTCCTCATTAAGTTGATTCTCGATATCAGTGATCTTTGCATTGATAGAAGCTTCAAAGATTGTTTTTGCTTTCTCTTTGAACTCTTCTGAAAGATCTTCACCAGCAAGAAGTGCGTTAACATCTTCTTCGATTGCTGCGTTTAGATCAATACCTTCCTCTTCCACTGTCTCTTCTTCAGCGACAACTTCTTGAGCCTCATCTGCTTCTGCTTCCTCGCTTTGAGGTGCATACTTAGGTGCGGTTGGCATAGGATCTGCTTTCCCAGCGTTCTTGGTTATAACATCCTTAACTTGCTTAATAGTCTTATCAGGTGTCTTAAGCTTGTTAGAATCGTCATCAGGCTTTGAGTTCTCAGGTGTAGGGCCACCAAGATCTTCAACAGCGCCTTGACCATCAGGAACGTAATTTGGTGTAGTTGGCATAGGATCTCCCTTTCCAGCTCCACTGTTTACAGCCGTTTTGGATTGCTGTGTCTTTACTTCCATTTCTTGTAAATCTCCACGAGACATTTTGAACTCTCCGTCTAAAAACGTGTTAGATATCGTATAATCTATGTTTATTTATTAAATCAAAGATTTGATAGGAAGTTTTGGAAGATTTCCAATTTCTTCTCATCAAGTTGTTTTTGATCTACTAATTTATTTATAGTTTTTTGGGTCTTCTCAATAACTGCCTCCACTGCCTTTTCAGGCTCAGCAACAGCAATCGCAGGGTGAGTCATAGTCTTTTCTTCTATAACTGCTACCTCAGATTGTTTTGCCTTTAGGATTCCAGCTTCCCAGATCCAATCAACTCCCTCCATAATGCCATTGACAAAAGCGTCAGGGGCAGAAGGATCTGCAACTATATCAGCTGCAGTTGCAAGCATGAAGTCTTCACCGACAACTTTATAGCCTTCGCTAGTGTCTTTAAGACTTCCCATTCCTCTTGATGATACTCCAAGGGTAACACCGTCATCTAATAGATTCTGTGCAATAGTACCCATAGGTGTATTGAGGAGTTGTGCTTTTCCTACAAAATTAGTTCCCTCTTTATGAAGGTCTACAATTTTGTGAGATACTCTGTCAAGATTAACCGTTGGCCCTTCTGGGTGTCCTAACTCACCAAGAGCACGACCTTTGCCAACAAACGCTTCGTTGTATCTGTTGACCTCTTTTTCAAGAGTCTCTACAGGATAAAAACGTCCATTTCTGTTCTTAAGGTTTCCTTGTAAAAAGATACCCTCAATAAACATATTCTTCTTGCCGTTTTTTTCTTCGACAAGAACCTTGGCGGTTTCGATCTCTTCCGTGATGAGTTTCATTAGTTAAGCCTCAGGTTGTTCTTCTTCTACTTCATCATC